GACATTTTATTAGAGATTTTAGATTTTAAAGAAGTATTGATAGAATATGCTAGACGTGTCAGAGCAATGGTAGATTACATTCTTAGTTTACCAGCTAAATTAGCTAAACTATTAGCAGACTGTTTAAGCAACTTCTTAGGCGCAATTGCTACAGTATTTAAAGAATTAATTTCTGTTCCTGGCTTAGAGGGAGTAGAAAGTAATGTAGAAGTTGGTGAGTTATTTGATACAGTAGGAAAAATTGTAGAAACTTCTCAACAAACGGTTCAAGCAGGTTTAAGTGTGTTAGCTATTCCTACTTCAGTCGCTTCAGCTCTAGCAACACCTTCAACTCAAAAAGAAGCTGACGAGGCGGGCGTAATACTTACAGCATATATATCTGAAAACATTCCATCTGCTACTGAGATTGTTGAGACAAATCTTTATAGCAGTGCGAAATCTAGACAACCATAGGTAATTAAATGGCAACAAAACCAGATTTTGATAGAGGTTGGACCGAGCCAGAGTCGCAAGCGACGGCAGAAAATCCTCCTCAGTATCCATATAATCATGTCACTCAGACAGAATCAGGTCATTCATTCGAAATGGATGATACACCTGGTCGTGAGCGTGTTCGACTTCATCATCGTTCAGGTACATTCACTGAAACACACTCAGATGGTACTCAAGTTACAAAAATCGTAGGTGAAGGTTATGAGATTGTTGCTAAAGACAAAAATGTTTTAATCAAAGGACACTGTAACATCACTATCGAAGGTGATGCGACAATGCATGTCAAAGGTAACATGTATGAGCGTATCGATGGTGATTACGAGCAAGAAATCAGAGGCAACTTCACTCAAGTTGTTAAGAAAAAATCTAAGATACTATCTGAAGATGATATGACGATAGGTGCAAATGCTGATTCATTGGGTACTTTGACAGTTTCGGCAGGGAGTCATCTATATCTAAGTTCAGATTTGACTGTAGCAGGTGAAATAACCGCAGATAAAATCACTTCATTGACCAGAGTTGATGCGGGAACTGGTGTAAGTGCTGGTCCTCTAGGGTTTGTTTCTGTTTTAGGTGGATTATCAGTGGGTATCCCTGTCGCAGTTCCAGGTTCAGTCTACGCTCTAGCAACTGTAAACGCTGGGGTTTCTGTCAATTCACCTTTAGGTAACTTCGGTATAATGACAGCGATATTAATGACAGACACGATTAATAAAACATTCTATAACACACACATTCACAAAGCACCAAAAGGCTGGACAAGTCCACCTAGATTGAAGATGATTTAAGGAAAATTATGAGCGGAGTATTTGCAAGATTAGGTTTTAACTATACAGATGCTAACAATATTGTTCAGCTATCTAATAATGTTATTGAATATTTAAATACAGTTCCACAACTGCTAGAAACTTGGCAGATGGAAGACCTTGCTAACAATGCAGTTAACGGGTACTTTCAAAACCCTGTTTCAAATGTAGCAAATAGCACGATTGTTGTTTCTCAACAATTAATGTCAGAAACATTCAATGTTAATGGTTCGACACCTGGTGCTTCTACGTTGATTAATAACATTTACGCAAAAGCAAATAACATTCAAAAAACTAATGGTACTGCTGATTTGTTTATTGAACATACAAATAAGATTTCAGGTGTGACACCTTTAGGCACAGTCGAAGAAGACGACTTGTATCCTTATTACATTACTGCTATGTCGTCAGGACAAGGCGTAATGTACTTGACAAATCAAACAGACGGTATTCAAAACAATGCACCTATTATGGGTAGTTTTACAAGTTTGTTTATAGATGCGAATCTAAGCAGTTTAGTAATTACTGCACAGACTTATCCTCAGATTATTGCTAACAGTATCAACATAACAATAGGTGGTGTTTTCCCTAACACTTATCCTATTTTGACATCTAATTTATCAGAATCAACATTACAAACAATGTATGACACTGTAAACACGATTGATTCTGTAATGACAACAAGAACAAATCATGATATTAATTTCTTTAGAAACGCAAACACTATTCTTGAAGAGATGGACAGTCTAAGAATCTTTACAGGTGCTGGTGAAACTGCTGAGAAATTGTTGAAAGAATATGTAGGGACTCCTAAACTTTTATCTAGAATCGACACATAAATAGTATATGGCTACTGTATCAACACAAGTAAATAAAAAATATATCGACTTGGATTTAAACTTTTCAAGACATCCAATTCGCAAAGACATTAATAAAACGACAGACTCAATGGCGGTTATTAATTCTATCAAGAATTTAGTGTTGACTAAGCACTACGAAAGACCATTTCAACCAGATATCGGTTCAAATGTGTATAATCTTTTGTTCGAAAACATGGACAAAATCACAGCTTCATCTCTTGAAAGAGAAATTAGAGAAGTGATTACTAATTTCGAGCCAAGAGCAAAAATATCAAAATTGATTGTTACACCTAATTTTGATAATAACGAATATTCTGTGTCAATGGAGTTTTATATATTATCAAGAACAGAACCTATAACAATAACATTTACGCTAAATCGAGTAAGATAATATGGCAGACCGTTTACAAGTTACTGAATTAGATTTTGATTTAATCAAAACTAACTTAAAGAATTTTCTAAGACAACAAAGCGAATTTACAGACTATGACTTTGAAGGGTCAGGTATGTCTGTTTTGCTAGATTTACTAGCATATAATACACACTATAACGCTTACTATTTAAATATGATTGCTAACGAATCATTTTTAGATACTGCTTTGTTAAGAAATTCTGTAGTTTCACATGCTAAAAAGATGGGCTATACACCTCGCTCAAACAAAGCATCAAAGGCGATTATCAATCTAGCAGTAGAAACAAATTCATCTAATTCATGTACCTTGACAATCTCTACAGGTCAACAATTTATGTCGAACATCATTGATGGTCGTTCATACAGATTTGTGACTTTAGATGACGTTACTGTTTCAAAATCAAATACACAATTCATATTTATTTCATTACCTATCTATGAAGGTGAGCTAGTATCTTACAATTATACTCATAGTCAATCATCTAATCCTAAACAGATTTTTGTAATTCCTGATGCTGATATCGATACATCAACTTTAAAAGTTTTAGTAAGACCATCAACAAGCAACACACAGGTAACAATATACAACAGAGCAACTGACGTTATTAATGTAGACCAAAATAGCACAGTTTACTATCTTGAAGAAGGTAGAGACGGTCAATATCAAATCTACTTTGGTGATGATGTTGTAGGTAAAAAATTACCTGATGGTGCTGTCGTTTCAATGTCTTATTTGACAACAAATGGTTCTGTACCAAACGGTGCAAATAACTTTACAATCTCATCTACATTGAGCGGATTCTCAAACGTTTCTTTATCTTCAGTATCTGCCGCTTCAAGTGGTTCTTTAAGAGAAACAGTAGATGAGATTAAATATGCGGCACCTCTATCTTTGACATCTCAAAACAGAGCTGTCACTAAAAACGATTACATTCGTTTAATTCAACAAAAATATCCTGCGTTCGAAGCAGTGAATGTTTGGGGTGGTGAAGAAAATGACCCACCAATCTTTGGTAAAGTATTCATTTCAGCAAAACCTAAATTAGGTTTCGAAGTGACTCAAACAGAAAAAGATTATGTGATTAATAAAATCATTAAACCTATGAGTGTGTTGACTGTGAGACCAGAAATTATTGACGTTGATTATAACTATCTAAAAATAATTTCTAAAGTTTACTACGACCCAGCGAAGACTTCAACAAATGTTTCTACGCTAGAAACAGGTATTAGAAATGCAATTATATCATATTGTGATACGGATTTAAATCAATTCAATACAATATTTAAGTCTTCAGGATTAAAAACTGCTATTGACAGATATAGCGGTGCAATTCTTTCTAACGATATGGAATTATTCATCGGTAAGAAATTCTTGCCTGACTTGATTAATTCTAACAATTACGTGTTAGACTTTGGTGTTGAATTAGAACAAGGTACAACAAACGACAACTTCTATTCTAATCCTACTTTCTACATGATAGACGAAGAAGATGTTCGAAGAGAGTGTCGCTTTGAAGAAATCCCATCATCTTATACTGGTGTTGAATCTATCACAATCACAAACCCAGGCATAAACTACACCTCAACTCCTACTGTAGAAATTGTAGGTGATGGACAAGGTGCTGAAGCTTATGCTACGATTGTTAACGGTAGAATTAATGCGATTACAGTCACAAACCCAGGTATTGGTTATACTTCAGTTGCTGTTCGTATCACAGGTGGTGGTGGACAATTTGGTTCTGCTGAGGGTGTTCTTCAAGGAAGATATGGTCAGATTCGTATTATTTACTTCAAACCTGATGAAGTGACTTCACAAAATACTAAAGTTGTTCTTAACGCAAATAAAAATAATGGTGTTGTAGGAACAATCGATTACTTGATGGGTAAAGTATATATCAACAACTTCAATCCTGTAGGTGTAAATGATGTGTTTGGTTATATCTCTATAAATATTAGACCAAAGACAACATCTATCAAGTCCGAAAGAAACAAAATGCTTGTTTTAGATGATACTGATGCAACATCAATCGTTATTCAAATGAACCCAGTATACGCTTCTAATAT